GAATTATATTAAGTAAACAAGATAAAACAGAATTAGATTACGCATTATCAACTTCAATCGGTGGAGCTGTATTCGAATCAATATTAGTTGGGTTTATAAAAAAGCACATTAACAGTGATTTCGTATTAAGTAATTGTAGATGCAAGTCAGCGTTAACTAAGGCTAAAAGACTGATTAAAAAGGTCTATAAGGATATTATGGTGTTAGACGAGGGAGATAAACAATGTCCAGTATGTAAAGAGATATTCAAAGCTAAAAGTAAGAATAATATATATTGCTCTACTGAATGTAGAAATAAAAACAAATAATTATGAGAGATAATAAAACCATTCAAGATAGTATCAATACTATTAAAACTATTCAAGATACGTTAGATGAGAATAAGATAATATATTCTAACTTAATAACTAAGTTAAAAGAATTAATTAAATCAGAAGAAGATAATAAAAACTAATATGAAAGAAGAGAATAGTTCAAAGTTCACTGGAGTTACCTGGGATAAAAAGAATAACAAATGGAAAGCCTCAATAGTAATTGATGGTGAATCTAAAACTATAGGATACTTTGATAATGAACAAGAAGCCTCGGCTGAATACAAGAGAGCTAGAACAAAGTTAATGGAAGAGTCCGATAAGTTTTATAAAGACAATTATAAAAATAAAGATATCAAAGAATAAATAATTAGGGTTACTATAAACAGTAGCCCTTTTTAAATATATAATATTAAAATAACATAATAGATTATAATAGATGAGATATGATTACAGAAAAACAAAAGATATTTGTTGAACTATACTTAGCTAACGGATTGAACGCTACCAAGGCTTACGTAGAGGCTGGTTACAGCAACGCAAACGGTAGGGCAGATACAAATGCATCAAACTGTTTAAAGAAGCCTAATGTGGCTGCTTATTTGAATGAGTTACAAAGTGAGGTGTTAGAAGAAATAGGAAGAAGTAAAGAAGATTTACTAAATAGACTATGGAATATAGCATTAGATAGTGAGAGCGAAGGTAATTCAATCAAAGCCAGTGAGACAATTAATAAGATGAACGGTTGGAATGCATCTGAAAAGAAAGATATAACATTAAACAGTGAACAACCATTGTTCGGGCCAATAGATGAGGATGAGTAATATGAGTGAATTTAAATATACTACAGCATTAGATAAGATTAGGAAAATGACTAAGAGGATTAAGGTAATACCTGGTGGAACATCTGCGGGTAAGACATTCTCCATACTTCCAATCCTAATTGATATGGCAATTAAGTCACCACTACTAGAGATTAGTGTAGTATCTGAATCATTACCTCACCTCAAGAGAGGGGCAATGAAGGACTTTCTAAAGATATTGAAGGTAACCAATAGATACGTTGATAACAATTGGAATAGGAGTAACTATAAGTACACGTTTACTAATGGTAGTTACATTGAATTCTTCTCAGCTGATAATGGTGATAAGTTAAGAGGAGCAAGAAGGAATGTATTGTATATAAATGAGTGTAACAATATAGTACAAGATGCTTATACACAATTAGCAATGAGAACATCTGATGATATATTCTTAGATTACAATCCAACCAATAAGTTCTGGATTGAAGAGGTTAAAGATGAGGATGAGTCAGAGGTACTAGTATTAACCTACAAAGATAATGAGGCATTACCACAAAACATTATAACCTTCCTAGAATCTAAGCGTAAGTTAGCAGAGACATCGGAGTATTGGAATAACTGGTGCAGAGTTTACTTAGAAGGTTTAGACGGGCGTTTAGAAGGTGTTGTCTTTGATAACTGGAACGTTATCGATAAAGTACCATCTAATGCTAAACTACTTGGCTATGGATTAGATTTTGGTTATACAAATGACCCTACCGCATTAACAGCAGTATATCAATTGGATGGTGAGTTAATACTTGATGAAGTTATATATAAGACTGGATTACTCAATAGCGATATAGCTAAGATAATGAAGCAAGAGGATATAAGGTCTGAAGTGATAGCTGATAGTGCTGAACCAAAATCAATCAAAGAGATTACTAGGTATGGCTTTAGAGTAACCCCAGCAAAGAAGGGTAAAGATTCAATACTATATGGTATTAACATATTACAAGAATATAGGATAAGAATAACCAAAAGAAGTAATAACATAATAAATGAGTTTGATAGATACGAGTGGAAGAAAGACCGAGAGGGTAATGCAACCAATACTCCAATAGATAATCATAACCACGCTATTGATGGTATAAGATATTTAGCTATGAGTAAGTTAGGAAATAATAAAAGTAGAAGACCATTTTAATACAATAATAAATAAATAATATATAATAAAAAAAATAAGATATGCAAAAATTTGAAATTACATTTAAGGGAAGTACTAAAACTTATGAAGTACCAAGTACTTGGTTAGACATTACAGTTAATACATTTATTGATGTTTATAAGTTACAAGAAACATTTAATGAAGGAGATAGTCAATTATCTAATTTGATTAAGATGTTCTCATTATTAATTAACATTGAAGAAGAAGTGTTAATGAGTATGGATGTAGCAATCTTTACACAGTTAAAAGAAACAATCGGATTCTTATATGATTCATCAGACTTAAGTAAGGTTATTACTACTGAGAAGATAAGACATAAAGATAAGGTATTATATGTTAACACTAAGTTCGATAACCTTACTGTTCAAGATATGATAACTATCGAAGGAATTAATAAGAACCAGACAGACTTAGTGTTCTCAATGGTACCTCTATTAGCTTATCTAATCAAGGAAAAGAATGAAGAGGGTGAATTAGTTAAGACAACTGTAGACTGTGGAGAATTAAGGATTATTGACGTTTACAGTTTAATAATGGTTTTTTCGAATGGCGTAGCAAACTAACGAAGATTTTCCCAGAAGTCTTTGGTGCACCACAAGAGGACCAAAATAGTAGATTTAATATAGGGTCTAGTTCATCTGAAATGAAACCTAAGTTTAGATGGCATACCTTTATATATACTATAATACAAATGACCAATAGAACCGACAAAGAAGTATATGATATGGAATATATGGAAGCTTTATCTTGGGTGGCATTTGAACAAGAAAGAATAAGAGTACAAAATGTACGTAATAAGAAAAAATAAATAATAAAATAATATGATTACAAGTATAAATCAGATAGTAGATAAGCTAAGGTTATTCGTTGAATGTAATGGCTTTGTTGAAGACTTCGGTTATGGAGAAACAGCGTACATCAGTACAACAACAGCAGTTAATTATCCATTGTTATGGGCTACACATTTAAACAGTAGTTCAATCACAATACAAAATAACACTGCTATTCCAATATTAAGCTTTAGTATGTTATCATTAGATAGGATAAACAATGAGAAACCACCTACTGATGAGAATGGTGGAGCAAGTACTAATCAATTAGAAGTAATGTCTGATAGGTTTCAAGTTCTACAAGATTTAATATTGTTTTTAAATATTGAATTAAAACCATTACAAGTTGCGATACAAGCTACAACAGATATCCAACCTATATTTGATGACGTTGATAACACTTGTGGTTGGATGATGAATATAAACTTTAAGTTACCATATACAAATTGTTATTCGACATTACCAAATAATCCTAAAGTATAATGGCAGAATTTGATAAGATAATACAAAATGGTATTGAGGAGTATGGTGAAAAATTAATAGGTATACTAACTGAAGAACTAGTTAAGGCTGGTAAGGATGCTAGTGGTAAGTTAATTAAATCATTGAATGTTGATGTTAAGCCAGTAGGTGAGGCATTGTTCCAAGTATTGCTTACATCTGAGGATTATTTAAAGTATGTTGATAGTGGTAGAAAGCCTGGTAGTTACGTTCCTATTAAAGCATTAAAACAGTGGACAAGGTATAGAGGTATACCAGAGGAAGCCGCATATGCTATCAACAATAAGATATTTAGATTTGGTATCAAACCAACGAATGTATTAAAGAAGACCCAAGATAGAATGAAAAAAGAAACTGATATAATAGAGAAGGCTTATGCTGAATATATTAGTTCAATAATTATAACTAGAATAAAAGAAATATAATATGGCATTTAACGTAATTAATGAAGCAAGTGAAGATAGTGCAGCTTACTCACCAATCCCATTTAGATTTAAAGATGATGAAGTAGGTACTGTTGGTTATTACAACTACCTAGTGTATTTAATAATTGAACCTACGGGTATAGATAGTATATCATTAAATTCAACAAGTCAAGAATATACTATTACAACATTAAGACCACACAAGATGAAGGTCGGTGATGATGTAGTATTATATAACACTGTTAATGTAGTTGATAATAACACTGTAATTAAAGTTGTATCAGATGATAAGTTTATAATCCCAGTCAATGATACAATATCTGGTTCTATCCCAGATAGATTAGGTAGATATTTAACATATAGACAAGCACCAGATGTAAGAGGTGAAGCTAAGTTTGATTTTAGTAATGTATTAAGAGATTTCGTTGAGACTACATTTGCAAATAACTTCTCACCAATTAATGCAGTTGAGACTAAGGTTAGATATGAAGTACTAACATTAAAGGTAACACAACCAACATTAGAGTTTGCTGATGATATATTTGTTTTAACACCTGGTGCAATTAATAACATTGGCTTTGTATTCCCAAATACTACAGTAGATGAGGTATCTAACTCATTTAAGATTGGAGATACAGTTAATATAGAAAGAGAAGACCAAACATATAGTTATATTAATAGTTTTAATAATGGTAGAAACATTTATGACTTCTTGGGAAGTCAATGTTATTTAGATATACCTAAAACAAACCCAGGAGGTTTCCTACCAGATGGTACTTACAACCCAATAGTTAATCAAACACTTTTTGTTAATCCAGATAATAACGGTGTTAATGAGGGTGATACTAATGCATCTCTAGTTTCTGGACCATTTAATGGACCACCATATTCTGATGTATATGATTATATCCCTTATTCAGATGCTTCAAGTGTTGGTGGGACGGGAACTATGACTGGTCAAGTTAATATTAATTATAATGGTATAACTTCTATTAGAGCGATAAACCAAGAAGGGGTTAATGTTTTTATAGGTATTGAGAAAATATATGGTTATTCAAGTCCAGCAGTACCTGGTACAATGTCATTGGTTAATTCAACAGTTGTTAGTGAAACTATATTATATAATAGTGGACCTAAGTATGCTTATGTTGGTAGACAACCTCAGTATGAATATGATTTAAACTTTATGTTTACATATGTTAAGAGACCATTTTCTAATATAAAAGAATTTAGTACAATATATAGTAGTGGTAATATTATTCAAGTAGAGAGAAATACCAAACAAAATTTATTATGTCATATAGGTAATGATATTAATATTAATGGTGTAACTGCTGAGATTAATTATTTTGATGTTAATGATAATTTTCTAGGTAAAATGGAATATGATTTAAATAATTACGTTTCATTTAATGCTGATGATGATTATGACTTTTATATACCAGGTAACCTTGAAGGTTGGTTCGGTGGTAACAATACCGTTGGTAGTTCATTACCTAGTGTTTTTAATGAAGTTGGTTATTATAGAATAAACTTAGTTGATAGTGGAAACTTTAATATTCCTTTATTCAACCAAATGGTGTATAAGATTTATGATGAATGTTCAGCTTATGAAGTATATGAGTTGATATGGAAAGATAGGATGGGTAGTTATATATCATATCCTTTTGCATTTAAACATAAAGAAACTATGGAAGTAACTAGGAATAGTTATTATAAAGAAGATGATGGATTCCAAGATGATGGTAGTTTTGAATTAGCCAGTTATAGAAAGGGTAAGAAAGAATTCTTTAATAAATCTAAAGATAAATTTACACTTAACTCTGGTTGGGCTACAGATAAGGAATCAGAATATATTAAGGATATGTTCCAATCCACGGATGTATACTTAAAATTACCTACTGGAAAAATAATAGGGTGTAACATATTAGGTAATTCAATTGAGGTTAAGAAGAAACAAAATTTTGATTTATTTAATTATCAAATAAACGTTGTTACATCATTACAAGATATAAGACTATAGAAATATGAATAGATTAAAGATAATTCCAACGGCTGGTATAAATGCTACTGAACCGTTGGATATGTTCGAGCAACAAAGTATGTCATTTAATTACCAATTAAGTGATATTAGAGATATATTTAAACAAGGCGTTGATTACAGTAAGACTGTAAAGATACCATCAACACCAAGGAACGATGATTTCTTTAATTATAATTTCGAGGTGATGATTAGTAATGCATCAGCTAACGGTTCAATTAAATTCAACCCAACTAAAAAGATAAATTGTTATGTTAATGTTGATTCTGAAACAATATTTGATGGTAACATACAATTATTAAATATAAACATTGTAAATGGGTTAATACAGTATGAGGTTATGTTGAGAGGTAACTCAATTAACTTCAGTGCTATATGGAAGAATGTTAAGTTAGAAGATTATATCGGAGAATACTATGAAAAATATAATCATAATAGAAATCGAGATAATGTTTATAATAATATAGAATTTAATACTATATTTGAAAATGGACTTATTGTGGGTGGACCAAGTGTAACTGGCCCAAGTAAAGGTTATGCTTATTATGTTGATGGTAGAAAGACAGATGATTTATTAATTAGTAAATTAGCTGATATGACCCCAGGACTTTTCGTATTAGAAATGTTAGAGAATGTATTTAAGAAAGCTGGTTATGAATTATCAACTGAATCTTTACTAGACACTACAGATATACAAGACCTATTAATGTTGGGTGGTAGAAAACCTACACTTAATCAACAAACATTAAACCAATCAATATCGAACCCAGAATTAGTTTTACCTACTAATGGTAGACAAGTTATATACAATGGTGTTGGTAATGGTTATGTTGAGACTGGTCCAGTAAATTCTGTTCAGTTTCAAACAGTAAGTTCAGAAGATAATATCTTTGTTGGAGATATTCAATTTAGAGATGACTTAGACCAATGGGACGAAGTTACTAGTAGATTTGTTGCAGCTGAAAATTCAACTTATGATATAAAAATTAACTTACCACTTAACCCAGTATTTACATATTCAACTCCAACAACTATAACACCTTTACTTATAAGTAGTGCTGGTTTCGAAATTAGATATGAGGTAAGATTATTAAAAAACGATGGTACAACACCTTTATTAAGTAATAATACTATTAATCCTATATTTGGTATTACACCTTTCCAAAATACTACCACTTTAGATTTAAGTTTAACTGATAAGGCTGATAGTTATTTTATTAATGAAACGATAACTGAAGTGACTATTCAAGCTGGAGAACAAATTCAGTTAGAAGTCTTTCATAATTTTGATGGTCAAAGAACGGTTTTTAGTGAACAAACGAAACCAAACTTCATTGGGCCAGGTATTGGTAATTATTCTATGAAATTAGAAGTTCCACAATCTATAGATATTACAGAAGATGGTACTACCACTAGAAGTATTTCACAGTTTGAAGTTACTAGAAGTTCATCTGTATTAAATGGTACGAATGATGCTATTAGTGCAAAGTCATTATTACCAGATATGAAGGTATATGATTTCTTCAGTAACATTAAGAAGATGTATAACTTATTAATAATACCAGATGAATTAAATAAGACAGTTATATTATCACCAAGGGAAGAATACTTCAATAGTAAAGATAAGATTATAGATGATTGGGAGATTGATGAGGATTCAGAGGTTAAATTACAACCAATGTCTGAAGTTGATTTCAAACAATATGAGTTTACTTATATTAAAGATTCAGATAATTTAAATAACGTTATAAATGAAGTTGATTTATTAGGTTCAAAGGTATTACAGATTGATACTGACTTTTCAAATAAAACAAATAAGTTGAAGGTAGGGTTTTCATTACCAAATACAACGTCAGCTGTACCAGATAATGCATTGATTAAATTTAATGAGGATGGTACATTTGAAAATGTTGATAAGGTTAAACCTAGAGTAGCTTATTGGTATAGCTTTAGTGATGTTGCGTATACATTAAGTGATGATAACCAACAAATAGGTATTGACCAATTTGAATTAGCACCTAGATATATCGAAACTATCGAACCAGGTACACCACCTTTTATTAATTTCCCTTTAACAACTGGTAGATTAGTTGGGAGTTGGAAACATAGATTTAATTCAAGACCAACAAGTACACTAGAATTTAATACTCTTAGTGAAGCAAGAGCTATAAACAGTAGTAACGTTGAATCATTAGTTAATGTTTATGATAGAACATTTGCAGCAAGGTATAATTACAATAACCCAAGTATGGGATTATATAATAAGTATTATGCTAAAACATTTAATGATTTAACAAGTGTTGATAGTAAGTTAATGACAGCAAATGTAAAGTTAACACCTACTCAAATTAAGTTGTTTGACTTTAGAGATATAGTACGTTTAAAGGGTGTATTTTGGAGAGTTAATAAGATTATGAACTATGACCCACTTAATGGTGATAAGTTAACTAAGGTGGAGTTTATTAGAGTCTTTGAGGTTGAGAGTGCTAGTAACTTTATTCCTAAATCAAGTGATGCGTTAGATACTACTGGTTGGACTGTTGTAGGTAGATTTTTCGGTGCAAGGTATTATTTAACTGAAGAAGGTGTTAACCCAACAGAAACACAGTGTAATGGTGCGAATGGTACTTATAACTCAAATGGTAGGTGTTATCTTTTAGGTCCTTCTAATCCATTCCCAGATTCAGACTTAGGTCCATTTGGTCTTGGTCAAAGTACTGGTCTAGGTCCATACTCAAACGTAACACCTTATTCACCTAATGGTTTTCAATCATCAACTTATGAACCAGCCACTAAAAAGCCTATGGTTAATCACAGTGCATTTAACACTGTTTTAGGGACTGCAAATAGATTATCCAACACAAAGTCTAATATGCTTGTAGTAGGTTCGGATAACTACGCTAAAGGTGATGTAGGTGGAGCTGTCGTTGTAATTGGTAATAACATTGAAGTTACTGATAAAGAACCAACGTTATATCTAGGTAATGTTAAAATAAATGAAGATGGTTTAATATTTAATTCAAAAGAATATATTACTGATGCTGGAGCAGATGTATCTTGGAATATAGAAAAACAAAATCTAATTGATATCATAGATGGTACAATAGATAGTGTTAGGAATAGTGGAGGAGATAATAAGACTAGATTATTTATTTCGAATAATCCAAATAGTAGAGTATTTTAAAACACTTTATTAAAAATAATATATAATATAAAATAAAATTATGAGTGATAAAATTGAATATAGTAGATTATTACAAAAAAGGTTTACTCAGCCTGGTATAGCTCCAACTATACCAGCTTCTGGGGCAACAAGTTTATCTCAATTGCTTTACACAGACCTTTTGATTGGTGAGATAGCTTTTAATTTACCAGACAAAAGAATGTGGTTTAGAGCTGAAACTGAGATTGTTGAGATATTTGGAGTATCTGGTGGGACATATGCTAATCTATTCATTGAGGGTAATTCAAATACGTCAATAAATAGTATACCAAATAATGATAGTGGTGGATTAAATAGTGGAGAATATAATTTTACAGTAGGACAAAACAATACAACTTTTTCAGATAACTCATCTATTATTGGTGGGTTTGATAATACAATTAATATTGATTCAGATAGTTCTGCTATTATTGGTGGGTTTGGAAATGTAATATCGGGTGCGACTAATGTAGTTATGCTTGGTTGTGAAAATATAGATGCATTCCAATCTGGTTCAACATACGTTCAGAACTTAGTTATAACAGACGTTCCAACCAGTGGTGATACTAATACTGATTTAATATTATTAAGGGGTGTAAATGGAGCTATAACAGCTGTACCAGTTAGTGATTTACCAGGTGGTACTGTAACTGTATCAAATGGTCTTACACAATTAGCTGGAGATATCAAATTAGGTGGTACATTAACAGAAGATACAACGATAGATACATCAACGTTCTATAATATATCAACTAAGGGTGGTTCTAAAAGTGGTTGGATAGATGATGGATATTTTACTCTTGAACCTTCATTAGCTTTAAGTTTATTAGGTGTAACAGATATTAATGGTTATATTGAAGGTGATGGTTCTACAGATGTTTTATCACAATCTATTAAATTTATTCTGCCTGAAATACCTGGAGCTCCTGTTCCTGGGGATACGTATTTCCAGACAAATGATATTGTTATACCAAGTACTTCACCTAATGAAAAAGGTATTATAGGAAGTGCAGTTAGAAAATATACTGGTACAGATTACTTAAGATATTCACATAGAGTTTCACAAAGTGATGTTTCAATGGAAGTATCAAACACAACTGGTTTATTTGGTGATTCAATAAGAATATACAATGATAACACTAGAAATAATCTTATCATAACTAATAATTTAGAAACTGACGCAACTCAAAAAGGTATGTTTTATGCTGGGAATGGTACCGATATATTACCTAATGATTTTTCTACTGCGTGGGATGCAACTACACCAGATTCAATGCTGGCAACTAAAGGATATGTAGATAGAGCTACTTCTGGTGGTACTGGTGGTGGAACAGTAACCACTTATAACCAATTTCCAAGTGGTTTTGATAGTAATGCATTCTATGATGATGGTACACTTGAATTTAGTTGGAATGCTCCTTCAAATAGAATAGAGATTAAAATGTTAATATCACCAGGTGGAACTGGAGATATGAGGTCATTAGCTACTCGTAGTGATGGAACGTCTCAAAATACATTTATAACAACACCAAACTTTACTTATAGTTTATTCACTTCTGGAGTGTCCGCTGGTGATAGATGTACGATTACGATTGGAGCTGAAGAAGACCCATCATTTCCATTTTATGAGATAACAATTTATAATATGGGTAGTTCATATAACACATCTGTAAAAATAGATAAAATAAATTAATAGATTATGATAAAAAATATATTCATACCTTCTTTCCATTCATTAGAAGCTGGTATTAACTTTATGGAACAAACAGAATACAAAACTTTATTTAGTGTTGGTATAAACTGGGAAAAATGGTATAACATAAATGGTGACGAGATACTTAATATACCTCAACAAAAAGAGATTGTTATAATATCATCACAATTACCAAATGATATCATAATAAAAGATAGTGATTACCAAGATAATAAATGGTATTATGATGGTGACTTCATATTTATAATGGTGTAACAATAACAAAGATGGCCCCCATGAGGGGCCAATTAAAATAATATGTAATGGCAGAAAAGGCTACGATTAAAATAAATTTAGATGCAAGTTTAGCTGGTAAATCTCTTAATAAGATAAACAAGGAGTTGGATGAGATGAACAAAGAGCTTAAAACCTTAGAGGTTGGTTCTAAAGAGTTCATTGATACATCTAAGAAGATAAATAAAACAACTAAATCATTAGACCAATTTAATCAAGCATTAAAGGAAACTGATGATGAAGTTAAAGGTATGTCACTTATTGATAAGTTTGCTGAAGCACCAGGTGTATTAGGTGCAGTTACTCAATCAGTACAAGGACTTGGCGTTGGCTTTAAAGCCTTATTAGCTAATCCAATAGGATTGTTATTGACAGTTGTTGCTGCCGCTGGTACAGCCATCTACGAAGCATTTGGTTCAACTGAAGAAGGAGCTGACTCATTATCAGAATCGTTTGCGTTTATGGAAGGTTTATTGAATCCTCTTAAACAAGTACTTATATCCATTGGTGAATTCTTGTATAGTTTATTTACAGACCCACAAGAAGCTATTACTAATTTTAGTGACTCTATTCAAACATATGTAATTGATGTATTCGATACTGTAATGGAAGGTATTGGATTTCTAGGTGACGCTATTTCAAAGTTATTTGAAGGAGACTTCGCTGGTGCTTTAGAGTCTGCTGGAAAAGGCTTAATGAAATTAGCTGAAGCATCACCAGCTGGACAGATAGTAAAAGGTTTTATGGCTGTTACTGAAGCTATTGGTGATTCAATTGATGAAGGTTTAAAGCAAGCCAAGTTATTCCAACTATTAGAAAAAAGACAGAATAAATTAAATAAAGAAGTAAGAGCTGCTGAAGTACTTAATGAAAAAGCTATTGCTGATATTGAGGAACTTAAGTTGGTTAGGGATGACGAAACTAAATCAATCCAAGAAAGAAAAAAGGCTAATGATGCGATATTTGCTATTGAACAACAAAGGAATACTAGGAATATTAAAAATGCTGAAGAACAAGTATCTATTATTCAAGCTGAATTAGTACTTAAAAAGAATGATGGAGAGTTATTAAAAGCATTAGCTGAGGCTGAAATCGAATTATCTGATAAGAGGAGTGAATCTGCTGGTATTAGAGCAGAACAATTAGCATCCAACCTTGGATTATTGAGAGACGAAGCTAGTTTATTAAATGATTTAATTGATAAAGAAGAAGAAAGAACATTAATATTCATTGAATCTGAGTCAGAAAAGTTAGCAATACAGAAAAAGAACCAACAAGAGCGTCTTAAAAACATTGAAAAGACATTAGGTAAGGAATCTATTGAGTATAAAGAGGCTGCTAATATAGTTCAAGTTATTGAAGCAAACTTAACTAAGGCAGTTATTGATGAGCAAATAGCGAGAAATGATAAAACATTAGAGACTACTGAGCAAGGTATAAATAATAAGTTTGATATATTGGAATCTGGTGAAGAGGACGAATTAAAATTAATTGAACTAGGATACCAAAGAGAGAAAGAATTAGCTGACGCTCAATTAAGTAACTTGGAGGCTGATTATATTGAGAAACAAAAATTAGCTGGAGATAATGCTGCTGAATTAAAAAGGTTAGAAGAAGAATATGCTTTTGATGTGTTAGGAATTACAGACGATTTAAACACTAAGAAAATTATTAAGGATAAGGAATATGTTAAGGCTAAAGAAGATGTGGATAAAGAAGCTAATGCTGCAGCATTGGTTAGTTTAAAAGATTTTACAAGTCAAGCTGCTGATATATTAGCTGGTTTAATTTCTAGTAACTTTGATAATCTAGCTAGTTCAGTTGCTGGTTTAACAGATTCTTTATTTAATTCTGAAAATGGTTTATTTGCTAAGTTAGAAAAAGGTACTATAGATACCGCTGATGCTGCATTGATTGGTGCTGAGGCATTAGCAAATGGTCTTAGTATGATAAGTGACTTAGTTGGTAAGAATGTTGCTAGTGCTGTTGAAGAAAACAGTGTTCTTTATGATGAAAAATCTGCTGCATTAAAAACTTCATTAGAAAATGATGAGATATCTCAAGAAGAGTTTAATATTAAATCTGAAGAACTAGAGAAACAAAAACTAGCTAAAGAGAAGAAATTAAAAACTAATGCATTTAAGAAACAACAAGCATTAGATATTTCATCTGCTATTATTAGTACAGCATTAGCCGCAATAAAGGCATATACATCAGTTGTTGGAATTCCAGTTACTGGACCAATATTAGCCCCTATTGTAGCTGCTGCTGCTGTTGCAGCTGGTGCAATTCAAATTGGAGCAATTAAGAAACAGAAACCTAAGTTTAAGGATGGTGGATTTGTTCAAGGTTCTGGAACTGGTACCTCAGATTCAATTGACGCTATGCTATCTAACGGTGAATTTGTTATCAATGCTCAAAGTACTGCCGCATTCAAACCTATGTTAGAAGCGATAAATGGAAATAGAACTGGTGAGTTAGTACCTT